TGCTGGAGGCACAATCATTTTCTTGGGCTTAGCGGCGATCAACAAGCCACGCTCATCAGTCCAAGCGGCGATTTGAATAACGGCGGCTTCCAAAGAAGTCTCGTTCAAATCAACTTGGGTGGTGGGAGTGTTGCTGTTGGTGCCACCAGAGATCAAGGGGTGGCTTGCGTTGAACAAGGACACGCCGTCGCCACCGGGGTAGCTATTGCTGAAGCCATTGTTCAGGACGGCAGCAGCCTTGACCTGTTTGGTGTATGCCATAGCACGAGCCAATGACTTGGTGTAACGAGCAGACAAGCTGTCGTACAAGTTATCTTCAATCGCTTCTTCAGTGATTGAGAAACCCAAGGCGATGGTTTCGTGTGTATAGCGGGTTGACCATGCTTCTTGTGCATTGTCGTAAGCGATGGCAGAGCCTTCGTTCTTGACGGGTGCGGCAGAGAAGCCGGACAGTTTGGTTTCTTCTTCAAACGAACGCTCAGAAGTCTCGGTTTCGTAGATTTCTTTGTGTTCTTCGCCGTAGCGAGCGTACTCCATACCGAACAAAGCGTTCAATCCGGGGAGCAACTCTTTCAGCAGTTGTGCGCGTGAAATAGCCATGATTTAGCTCCTTGATTAAACGCCAGAAGCGATAGTGGTTGTATGAATCTCAAAGTTCCAACGAACGATGATCTCGGGGAACACGATGTTGCCAGAACCGTTGACATAAGATGTCTCGGGCACAACGTCAACGACGTTCAAGGGCAGTGTTCCTGTGGTTGCAGATGATGCAACAGCTACACGGCTATCGCCAGTAGTTGTCAAACCAGTGTTCTGCACCAATGCTACGTTAGTGCCAATAACGGCAAATTGCGTAGTGCTGGAAGGCAACAAGCCAGAAGTAGCATCATCGGCAGTAGCGCCAGTGGCAATCACAGCTTTGAACAGGGTGTCAGGGTCATTACACACGTAAGCGGTAATAACTGTACCTGTTGGGGCAGTAGTGTTTGCTGGGAAGTACTGAGCGAAAATAGTCTGACCTTGCGCGTTAACGTAAGAACAGCCCAAGAAAACGCCCATGATCTGTGAAGTTGTCACAGTTGCACGAGCAGTTGTAATGGCGGATTTGATAATCGTGCCATCGTTAATCATCTCGACGGGGTCACCGTAGAAGATGCTTGTGTTGTACGCCGAAGCAATACGGTACTGGCGAGTTGCACCTGCGAAAGGTGTACCACCGTACAGATTGATCGGCTTCAGCCCGTAAGGGGCGTTTACCGTTGGATAAGCCATTTGAAAGACTCCTAAATTTTAAGAACCAGAACCGAACGAAACCTTAGATTTCTTATCGACGATCATCGCCATATTAGACCTAGAGTCTTGTTCACGAAGGAAATTGTTGTCCACCGAGTCCATTTGAGATTGGTTCAAGTTCGCAAAGTGTTGCGCACGTTGTTCCATAAACTCTTTTGGAATACGACAGAGCAACAGCCCGCCGATTTCGATACCGCCTCTAAAGCGGCCGTCAACGGCAGCGTGCATCATGAGTTCAGGATAGTCTTCTGCTTTGCAGGGTTCGTATCCTTCTCGTAACTTAGAAGAGATATTGCTAGGATCAGCAACACCCATAGTGCTCAATCGAACATACCGATGCTTCCAGCCGGGACGCTCATCTGGCATTGGAAGAGCTTCGGGGGCCTGCCAAGACGAAGGTCTATAAGTAGTTGCCCGTGATTCCAAGCCGCGATCCGAACGGTTTTGTTTTGCTTCAGTCATGATTAAACACCTTTTCTAAGTAAAGCAGCCTGTCTTGCATATTCTTCAATTGGCACCCCAAGGCGACGCGCTTGCGCGGCTTCTGATGCTTTCAGTCGAATACGATTTGGCGGAGTACTCCGTGTAGCCGGGGCTACAGGCGAAGTAATTCTTGTTGCACGGCGCGGGGTTTCATCATCCTCGTCAACCGGTTCTGATGTCCTTTTCTTAGGAGGCGGATCATCATCCTCGTAGCTCTGATCACTTTCAAAGTGCTCAGGAAATCGTTTGCGCATCGTTTTGTCGATGGTTTTGAAGTACTCTTCAGTACCTACATAGTCCGGACCATACTCTTTCTGTAACTTCCTGTCAATACCCATTGCGGCCATTGTCATTTCGTCATCCCGACCCCACCAGTCGCTGTTGTTTTCCACCCAACGTTGGGTACGGGGGCTAACTTTCTGGCGTTCTGGTTCAGCGGGCTGATACTCACGTTCTTCAACCTCAAGGGGTTTCATACCAGATGCTTTGTCCATACGCAAAGTAGCTTGGGCAATTTCTGCTTGGGCTTCTGCTAGGGCGTCCACGTCTGCCAGTTCGTATGCTTCTTTGTACTTTTTCTTGGCGGCTTCCAGTTGGAGCTGTGCGCCCGACTGAGACTGTTCAATTAGTACTTTACTTCCATTAGAAAGCTGTTGTTGAAGCCGTTTGTTCTCTTCAATGATCTGGCGTGCATAGGCTTCAGTGGCCTCGCGCTCGCGCAGTGCTTGTTCTTTGGCGCGTCGCTCATCGTGATAACCACGGGTGAACTTCTTGATCCGCTTCTGAACTTTCTCGTCGTAGGTAGCCAACTCATCGTCGGATACATCCTCGACAGGTTCTTTCATAGGCTTGCGACCACGATCTTCGGCGGGGGTGTCGTCCTCAATCTCGATCTCAAGTTTGTCCTCTTCAGCAGCAGCTTTCTTGGCTTCTAGCTCGTCGGGAAACTCATAAGTCTCATCAAATTTTGTTGCCATGTGTTACTCCTTATGCAGCACGCGTGATACCACGGGGGTCCTCCACAACCGCTTCCACGCTGTCATCGTTGATGATGCGGAACTCACGGCCATGAATCTTCAGGCGAGTGCCTGAATTGGGGCGGACGATGATGAAATCACCTTCCTTACAGCTCGGTCCACTTGGGAACCGGGTAGTGTCTTTGTAAGCATCGGGGCCAAGCTTTATAACGAACAGTACTGGGGTCAGTACTTCCTCGTAGTGCATGGTTTTTGAGTCTTTGAGTAGACCAACTTCGCTGTCTGCGTACTCTTCCATAGCTTCTGGAACAACACACAACAGACGGAAAGTCTTGGGATCAGGCAATTGTTTGGCTTTTTCTTCGGCGCTTTTGTTCAAAATGCCGGTCAGATCAACCGCAGCAACGTCAAATTCAGTCATCAGCTTTCTCCATTTTTTGCACAAGGTCTTCAATGATGTTCTCTGCGTAGTTCAAACCTTGGATAACTCCGCAGACTCTTCGGTACTCTTCAATGTGATCACAGCGCCCAGCCGCTACAAAAGCTTCTCGCTCTTGTTTCAGCTTGCGGATTTCGTTAAAAATTGGACCAAGTAGTTTGTACTCGTTCACTTATTCTCCTTCTTGTTGCTAGGCTGGTTTCGTTGCGCTGCCCGTTGCGCGTTTTGCATGGCCATTTGAGCGCGGTGTTTTGCAGCGTCTATGCCCATACGAACTCCTTCCATCTCCATCTGTTTGGAGAGCTTGTCTTTTGCAGCGGCTGTGGAGGCTCCCACCTGCATGGCCGCGATTTCTTTTTGCGCCGCGATGCGGGCCTCTTCGACACGAATTTGGTCTGCTTTGGCAGCAGCTTCCATCGCTTGCTTCTGCTGCTTGAGCTGCAAGTCTTGTTGTTTGAGCTGAAGCTCTTGCATCTGCATCTGGACAATTGGGTCCTGCATCTGCTGCTGAGCTTGTTGTTGCGCAGCTTGTTGTTGAGCTTGCTGAGTCAACTGCTGTGACGCTTGGGCAGTCATCATGGCAATCTGATCGGCCATGTTTGGAGGAACCTGCTTGTTCTGCTCTTCATTGGGCAGCGGCATACCAATGGCCATCTCCACCTGCTTGCGGTACTCAAACGCAATGTGCTCGTTGATGTGAGCCATAGCTGCGGCCATGATCGCTTGTGCTTGCGGGTTCATCTGCATCATCTGCTGAATCTTCGGATTCTGAATAGCGGCCATGTGCGCTTGAATATGCGCCTCGTGGTTTTGTTCGATGAACGCCTTAACCGGCTTCATGATCAGCAGGTTCTGATTCTCCTGCACTGGGTCAGTCGGCACTTGGTCGTCTTCCACCGGTACAAGTTTGTTGGCATTCTTGATACCCAGCACTTCAATCATTTGGCGGTGCAACAGCGGTAAGTTGTACAACTGCGGCGCACTTTGAGCCAACTGCAAGACCGCTTGATACTGCACAATCTTCTGCGCCATCGTCGCAGCGTTGGGATCACTGACTGGAATTACATCTGTGCTGTCGTAGTCCGACTTCTTGGCCTTACGACCTGCGTCTTCTGGCTCGTAGTCATACTCCTCGGGCGTATAGTCGGCGATGATGACCTTGAGCAGACGAAACTCCTGCTTCATGGTGTAGTGCAGACGGGCTTGGACCGCTGTCATCACCTTGAGAGTACGCTCCAACAGAGCCAGAGTTGTACCCACAGGAGCTTGGCTCGACATATCGGACACGTTCATATCGCCACTTGAGGCAAACGCACGGCCCTCTTGGACGATATTCTGGAACAAAGCAAAGAGAACCTGACTTGGTTCCTTGTACGGCAGAGGCAGAATGTTGTCCCGGATTGAGCCGCTTGGGACGTCTACATCTCGGAACTCTCCGGGCTGGATAGGTGTATCGTCACCTTTGATGCGGAGACCACGAGATTTGAGACCCCCGGGTAAGTTCGAAAGTGTTCCTGCATCCACGAGTTGACGGATGAGCATCGTCGCGCTCTTCGCGTACCCGCCGATAAGGTGGATAAGGCCGTAACCATAGAAGCCAAAACCGGGGATGTATTGGTAGTGAACAAAATGCTGTCGTTTAGTGTGTAGTTCGTCATCTTCGTACCAATTCCTCCGTATGGCTAAAACTTTGCGGGTTCCTTTTTCCACAGTCACAACATAAGGTAAGGCAATCCCAGTCTCCTTACCCTTCTTGTCTTTATGCTCGTACCCGGGCAAGTCCAAGTCAACGTGCATCTCAAGAATACGGAAGCGGTCATCGTTCAAGGCCGACATGCCTTGTTCTTCGGCCTTCTGCTTCTCAATATCATCCAGCTCGTAGCCGGGTTCGCCCAGCTCCACATCACTGTAGAACCCAGCTTCTTGTAACTTGCGCACCTCGTTTTCAGTCTTACGCATGACGTGCGTGACCCGCTCGGCTGTCTCCAAATCTCTCGCGCCGTATGGAACTACGATGTCTTCAGCGGGGATGAACACCGCCATCTGCCGACCCTTACTGGGGTCGTAGTACACCTTTTTGAACGCTGAGCCCGCCAACGGGAGTGACCACAACATCTTCTCGTGCTCTGGCCGGTACTCAGTCATCACTTCAGTGAGCTGATAGTTCATGTCCTCGCGCACGCGGGCAGCAGCCTCTTCACGTAACAAGTCAATCGCCCCAACAATCTGAGTCTTCACAGGCCCCATAGCAGGGAATGTTTCCATCATTGCCTCAGACTGAAAACGCACGACTGATTCTGTAAGCATGGGATGAAACACGCCACAAGCCCCTTGCCACGGCTCAGTGCGGTCTTCATACTGCAAGCCCAACAGTTTCAGGCCATCAACATAAGTTTTGATCCACTCCTTGCGGTCTTGGGTGTCTTTATCAAAATCTTCTATCAACTCTTGGCCAAGAGTATCCAAGTCACCGTCATCCATGAAGTTCGCAAGATTGGCATCAAAGTCCTTGGCCGTCTCTTTCTCAGGCTTCAAGTCAATCTCAATGTCCCCCAGACCAATACTTACCTCGTCTGGGTTCTCAATTTCAATTTCAATATCGGGCTCTTCGAGCATGGTGATGCCTTGAGGTGCTTGATAAAGTGCTTTGTCTAACATGATGTGTCCTTACACTGTGTAGAACCGCTCTTTTTTGCGGCTCCTGAAATACGTTGTTTCTTCTGGTTCATCCGTTGGCAAACGTAAGAACCCGCCTTGCCTAAACCTCATGAGGGCCAGAGTTGTCGCGTCAACCAAGTCGTCATGCTCGCCAGATGGGAACTCTGCAATCTCATCGACTAGCTCTTCGGCCCACCGCGTGCGCGGAACCCATACCTTGCCCGACGCAATTATGTCCGAGACTGAGTTCAGGCGGGCAATTTTGTCCTGACCCTTACTAGGCGTGTACTCCTGCACAGGGATCCCCATCGCCCGTAAGTCGTAGATCAGTGGCGCACCAGACGCCTTCTTCTCAATCAAAACCCCGTCCGGCTCATACTCTCGGTACTCCTCCAGCACGTCCTTCTTCAGGTCTGGGTATTCAACCCGCTTCTTATAAGTATTCAACAAGATGATATTCGGCGCTCCGTGATCTTCGTCAAAGTTGAAGATACCCCACGTCGTTCCTGCGGAATAGTCAGCCCGATTGTTCTTCTCAAACGCCGTATCCCACGTCTGTAAGATGTACTCACACACAGGTGGCCGTTCTGCCTCCCACCACTTCCACCAATCCCTCTTTACAATGGCCGACTCGTTACCCACAGGGTTCTGCTGGTACTGCGCCTGCCACTTACTGTTGGGTAATTCCTCGCGGAGAGCTTCCAACTCTTCAAGCGACCAAAACTCTGGCCATAGGGGTTTACCCGAGGGCATGATGGCCGGGAATTCAATGACTTCCCACTGCTCACCGCCCCTTTGGGCCGCAGCTTTGAGCACCTGACCAGTCAAATCCCGCATAGCCCAGCGTGTCATCACGATCACAATTGCCCCGCCGGGCTGCAAACGCTGGCGGGGGCCTGACGTGTACCACTCCGTGACCTTGTCGAACACATCTGGGTTGCTCGCGGCGAGCGCGGCCTCCTGTTCAGAGTGGGGGTCGTCAATAATCAACAGGTCAGCACCCTTTCCGGTGACTGTACCGCCCACACCAATCGCAAAATAGTCGCCATTTTTACTGGTATTCCACCGCCCAGCAGCTTTTGAGTCCGCTCTAAGCTCCAAATTGGGGAAAAGTTCCTTATAAGTGTCCAAATCGACCAGATTTCGCACCTTTCGACCGAACCCAACCGCCAATTCAGCAGTATTTGAGCTCTGAATGACCTTTTTGTTGGGGTATTTACCTAGAAACCAAGCTGGAAGGAGGTAAGAAGCGAACTCAGACTTAGTATGGCGGGGTGGCATGTTGATAATCAGGCGTTTACATTCGCCATTCACCACCCGCTCAAACGCTCTTGCCATAATTTTGTGGTGACGCCCGCTTATGAACTCCGGCCACACCTTGTTTACGAATCCCATGAACGTATTCTGGGCGATTTGTTTTTCGTACAGCTCGTCCCGCACATTCAAATCTGCAAGGATTAGCTTTTTCTGATCATCTGATAGTTTTCCAAGGTTGGCCAGCAGAGTTTTCATCTCTGCGTCCATTGGGGCAGACTCAATTCTGCGCATCTTCATCCTCAACGGGCGGCTCGGGCTGCACCTCTTCAACCATTTCTAGCTCTTCGGCGGGGCCAAACTCTTTGTCCAGATCAATGTCGATGGGGGTCACATCGGTAACCCCTTGCGCCAGCAACATCTTGCGCACCTTATCCTTGATCGCCTGATCCAAGTCAGTCACGTTGTTGTACGTAACAGTGATCTCGGTCTTCTCGGAGAAGAGGCCCACGTCGCTGATCTTGCCCAGCATCTCCGCTGCCTTGATCTCGATCCGTGGGTCACCGCATGACGCTAGGTCCAGTAGTTTGTTAGTGACTACTAACCTAAGCTCGGCGGCATCTGCAACGATTGGGTTGTTGTACTCCCGCAGCATCGTACCGATTCGTTCGGCAACGGGAAGGTTGTACATCAGGGCGGGCGTTTTACTTGGAGCGGGCTCAGCGTTCGGGTCTTTGCGTGGACGACCTCGGCCCCGCTTAGGAAGCATGGCTTCTTCGTACTGTTGCTTAGCTAGTTCCGAAAAGTCTTTGAATACGTTCTCAGCTTTGAGTTGCGCTTCAGGATCATCCTCTACTTGCGCACCCAGTCCCTTGAGGACTTCAGCAGTGTTTGCCGCGATCTGCATGTTTTCGCGGAGCGTCCCGCCCGCTTCCGGTTCTAAGCTGTCCGGAAACGGAACTGTGTTGTCAGGCGTCAAATGCACTGTCATGTGTTCAAGGGCACTCCGTAAAGAGGATGCGCGAATGTAACAGAAAAAATCTATACATGACAAGCCCGTCATGCACAAAATATGGCGTTTTCTATACATGACCTGCTTTGGGTCCCCTTGACGGGGGGTGTTTCTGGTGGAGTGCTACCGGCAGAACCCCAAAATTTTTATACCCCCCTCCCCCCTGTTTTTAAATTTTGCTCACCGGGTGTGCAAAACACTGTGTATGTATGTGGGGTCCCCCTTAATGAAATTTGGGGTGGTGGGGGGTCGTGGAGTTCTCCACCCAGGATTTAAGAAGGGGTATGGCCGGAGAAAGCGTCGCGATTTTCTACCACCTAGTCGGAGGAAGAGACGCGATTTTTTTAGGCTTCTGCGTCTGGCTGGCGGGCGTGGATCGTACATTGCGGGCTTTATCTTTCCTTGCATTGCGTCGTTACCCTGTGTGCGGTTTTCCCCTAAGTTTTGCCAGTTTGATATAGTTACTACATGGACAGAGGGGTGATGCCCGCTGTGCTGAATGAAGGGACATTCCTGTCCCTTTGTTCGGGCGTTTTGCCCGACCTTTACTTGGAGAATACATCATGGCAAACAAAGCCACTCAAGCGGTTACTGCGCCCGCACAAAGCGCAGTTGGTTCCGTGGTCGAGTCGATCTGCGGCCGTTCCTTGGTCGAAGCACAATCCTCTCTTGAGGAAATCTTTGGTAATGCGGCTGACGCTGAAAAGCTGATGTCGCGTGGTCAAGACGCGCGCGATGCGGCTGATGCCCTGCTGTTGGATTGGCTGTGCCAGTGGGAAACAGTAGACGGCAAGTTCGTCAAAATGCGTCGCGCCAAGTGCGACATCAAGGGCGAGCCCGTCTTGAAGGATGGCAAGCCGATCATGGCGTTCGTGCCTATCTCTTACCCTGAGTACCTTCAGGTTCGGACATGGGGCGTGGCCAAGTACTTTGACTGCGGCGCGGCATCTACTGATGCGGCTGACAAGCAATTCGAGCGGCAAGTCAATAGACTGGTCGGGCTTGGTTTCGAGCGGCCTCGTTCTAAGTCGGTCGATGCTGAGCGCATGGCGGCTAAGCGTGCGGCTGATGCGGCTAAGTTCGCGGACAAGGGCGATGGCGAGTTGGCCGACCTGAAAGCCGAGCTGGTCGCAAAGGGCGATGTCAAGTCGATGCGCGAGGCCACGGCCATTGCGAAAGAAATCGAGCGCAGGGAAAAGCCCGAGCTAGAACAGTTGCAGGCTGACATCAAAGTCATCCATGAGGCCTTGCGCAAGCGTGCGGCTGAGTGGGCAAAAG